AATAGTAATGTTTCCCGATACAGCGCTGGGCGTGATAGTGAAATCAGGCTGGTGAACGGTAAAGGCATAGCCATATTGTGGAATATTCTTGAGCGGTAAGTTCTCTAGCGTCCAGGATGTATCGCCGTTTCTCACCAATCTCTTAGTTTGTAGATCTTCATGGCAGAGAATAAGCGTATCAACTGCTTGCGTATAGTTCAGCTCATCAAGCATTGCAGTCGTAATAGACGATGCAGCTATGTAATCATTGCCGGTGGCGTTTATGTTTGTTTGTAGAACGCCATCCTTAAATACATAGATGCGCTGATTAACAAACACCAACAAGTAGCTATCATTGATGCTGAACTCAAATGGAATAACCTTGAAGTCTGTAAACGTAGATCCAAAATCATAAATGAACTCAAGACCATCACGTCGCTTAAAGCCACCCTGGGGCTGAATGATTACATTCGTAGCTTCCTCAAGAGCGTTTTGATATTGCTGAAGATCCGTTCTTGCTCGCAATAGTGGATCTAGCTCACCAACTGAGAAATTAGTTTGGAACTGTATGATCCGCATTTTAGTATCTCACATCAATAAGGGAATAATCCTCAATGATTTGTGGCGGCTTACCACGGCTATCCACGTTCATTGCCTCACGCATAAGACCACCACGGCCAGAATCGGCTGGAGAACCGTATGCCAGAGCGCGGAAATAATCAGCTTTGGAAACCTGATCTGTAATTACAAAGGCAAGCTCAGAAGCAACTGCCGTGCGAAGTAAGCGCACAAAGTAGTTCGGCATTTTGCTTTCTGCTACAGAAGCCTGATAGTCAATAAAGACCTCTTCGAAGTTAGTGTAGATCTGATCTCCGTAGATCTCCCAACCATATCGAACAGGTGATTGCCCTAAGCCAGCGCTTTGGAATAATGCTATGACGCCAGAGAGCATGTCACCTGGGAGTTGATAAGCATACTTCCATTCATCAACCGGTGTTGTGGACAAGCGGCCTAGCTGTTGTTTCTGTACGCTCCAGCTCCATAGGTAATTGGATAGAAGTGTATCGCGTACATCTGGGTAGAGCCGATCACAAGCTTGTGCAGCATCAGAACCCTCTGTGAAAGATGAGATTGGTGCAGCGCCCAACAGGATTAAAGCATCCGAGCAGATTGAAAGTGAAGTATCACCGGCGGCCATGTTGCACTCCTGTTAGTAGGGGAGGGGCGGCGAACCGCCCCAACCTTATTAGGTAGTCAAATCAGTAACGGTTATAACGCCACTGGTATTGATTAACTTACACAGCGCTTGGCTATCACTAGCAACAACCCATAGGGCGTCACCAGTTGTGATAAGACCTTCAACTGTATTGAAGTAACCTGATCCTTTAACGGTTGCTAAGTTATCAGCAGATGAGCTGTAAGTGTACATCGCTGGAGCGTTTCCACTCTTGGATGCAGCAACGGTTGACCAGTTTGCAGATGCGAATGCCATTGTCTACTCTCCTTATGCTTCAGTACAAGCGATTTTGACAATGCCTTCGCCGTCGATTGCAACGGAACCAGCAGAGAACATCGAGGAAACTAAGAACGATGTCTTTTCTGCGACATAGTTAACTTCAGTTTTCTGTGACATTGACTCAGCGTAGCCCATAGAATCTTTGTGCCAGGCGAAACAGGTACGAGTGGAAGGCTTAGGAATGCCACCTTCGTCACGATCACCCATTGTCAAAATGTTGAAGCCCATGAAAGTATTGATCTCACCCTGGACCAGTGCCTTTACAGCAGCAAAGTCTTGGCTTGTGATCTCAGTTTCACCGAGCAATGAATCGAGTTGTGTTGCATGCATCAACAAATAACGATCCTCAGAGGGAACGTTCTTCTCGTTAAGAGCTTTTGCTGTTTCGCGTAGCTTCTCGATATTCATGTCAGTGTTACCACCTGGGCCTACTGTTGTTGCAACAGCAGATGTGCCGGTAGCGGCATTCAAAGCATCAATACAGATCTGGTCCATGCGACGAGCAATAGACTTAGATACTACTTGAACCAACTCAGAGCGCTCATCAAAGTTGATGTGCGACTGTTGGAAAATGTCGGAATATTCTGCTGCAATGAAATCTGCCATTGTTGCAGTTACCTGACCGTAAGTTACGTTCAGTGGAGTGACATCAGTTTGTGGTACGCGGAGTGTTGCAACACCTTTCCCAATTGTTGGGAACTTTACAGTGTTACCAGCTACCCCGCTGCGAGTCCGCATCGTGCCGCGAAGCAGCGATTCGGCTTGATACGCTTGTTTAACCTCAGAATCGAAGAGATCAACAAACGCTGTTGAGACATTAATTGCCATTAGCAAAACCTCTTTTTGCGTTTCAATCCAACGCTTCCGTTATCCGAGGCTTCGGGCGGTCGCTTGCGCGTTATGGCCGCGCCAACCAGTAGATTACTACATCTAACGGGCCGAGTGCGGTTAGCCGTTACAGCTAAATTACACGCAAGCGATACTTATTGCAAGAGTTTAGGATTTATTCTGAGATTGGAACCATTTGTTTTCCATACCTGTACGCCAAGCGGCATCGGTTTTCCATCGAGGATCTGCAATTGCAGACTCAAGATCTGACCTAGAAAAGTCTGATTGTGCAACTGTTGGCTTGATAGGAATGTTCTCATTCGTAATCGCCTGGTGGTACTTTAAGAACGCATTGATAGCATCAGCATTGTTTAGTGAGTATGCTATCGCTTCACGCTCAGAGTTATTCAGTGGCGCTTTCATCAATACACGCTCTGTCATCTGGATCTTCTCAGACGCATTGACGCCGAGCTTCTCCATCTCTGCTCGCTGATCGTACTCTACGCTCTCTTGTTCATCCTTAGATAGAGCTAATACACGCCCCGCCAGATCTTCGAAAGCATCCTGGCTAATCCCGTTCTCCTTAGCCCAATCCTGATATACGGAGACAGTTGGATCTTCAGCATCCAAACCCTGATCCGCAAGTGCAGATACATCATACTGCTCCGGTGCTTTATGCTTGCCCGACTTAAACTTCTTTTCCAACTCAGCGTAGCTTTTTGCCAGCTTCTCAACATCAGGACCATCCTCATCCCAAAACTTCTCAGGGTAATAATCAGGGCGATCTAGTGGCTCATCATCCGAAAAATCCTCTTGACCCTCTACTTCTTCATGAACTTGCACAGGCGCATCTTCTTGTGGCGCTTCTGGCTCTGTCACGTTTATCATTGGAGCTTCTGGCTCTATTTGCTCCGCCATTGCTTCAGCCATTGTTTGACCTTTCTATTCTCTTTTCAATCATGCGAACCATTTCAGCCATGCCCGTTCTGACATAACCAAAGCTCGCATCTTCTCCTGGGAACCAAGTCGGTTGCTCGATCGTAACACTTCGCAAATGACTTAGTACTCTTGCCCCCTCCGTGCTTTTAAACACCTTGCCATAGATAAGATCTATATCTGCGGCCTTCGGAGCCTCACTTGTTGCCTGGGTCAAACCTTCCCAGCCATCGGGTGAACTCATTGCATCGCCTCCATTGTGGCCCCACCATCATCAACAGCAGGTGGGCCTTGCTCTGCTGCCATTGCTTGCTGCATCTGCTGCATCATCATTTGCTGCTCTTCCGGTGTGGTGAGCAGTTCTTGTTTTATATTCATTCTTTCGGCAATAAACGCTGCTATCCTTGGGATAGACAATGCCGCTTGGCCTTGTGGCCCGAGAGCGTTCGCGATCTGCATAAATTGCACAACATCGTTTACCTCTTGTAACTTCTGGGCCTGAGCCAAAGGAGCCACCGGCGTAACCTTAACCTCAACGCCATTCACCTTGAGCGGTAAGTCAATGTATCCTTGCTGATCCAGAATGTACAAAATGCGTGATACGATCGGAACCATTGTCTCATCGATCAAACGCCCAAAGGCAGACCCCAGATTAGTTGCTAGCTCGCGAGACCTTTCTGCAATCTCTGTTGCTGATCGTGCCGACATATTGTCAGGCGGTAACGTGTCATCCATCAGGATCTTCTTCACGTTCATACGCAGATCATTCATTACGATCTGGCTCACATTAAAGTCACCGGCCCTTGGCAGAGGTGCCAGTGACGCGCCTTGTGGACCGCCGTTGCGAGCAACGCCTATGACTGATCCAGGCTGTATCTTAATATTCTGAGGGTTAAGAACCCCGTCATCTGCTGCTGTATAGACACCTGAGATAGCCAAGGAAGCATTCTTTAGTACCAGCTCAACAGTCTTGTTCAGCGTTTTAATGTCAGAAATTGCTGTGACCAGAGGACCACGACCATATATCTCACCGGCAACCTTCATATACCGAGCCACGATGAAAGGAGATGACTTCATTGTGCGGTATACTAGCTCCTGACGCTTACGCGGCCAGACAACATGATAACAATATACTCCACGCTCATAGTCATAAATGACCGCATCCATCAGATCGATCTCTTTAGATGGGGAATTTGCTATCGCTTCAGCTAACTCAGTAGTTATTTCTGCATCTGGGAACTCTTGTGGTATCGCTTCTGCCTTCATACGCAGCTTGCGGTACACGTTATCTACATTGCCAAAGGTGCCTTCTTCGATTGCGACAAGATACTGCGGGATAGGCGTGAAGCGAATAGGTGTAGCCTCATCACCAGGCGTCACCATCATAACGGCAGTGCCTACGCAGAGATCCAGAAGGAACTCACCCATAGCAAGATCGAAGTTAGTCTGACGCAGAGTTTCAAACATACGGGTTGTATATGCGTCTAGGGCTGCTTGTGCCTGTGGCCGCTGTGGTTCTGGTACGCCAGAGCCAGCCTCTAAACGACACCACTCTTTTTGAGGTGGGAACAAGCCAGCCTGTATCCGGTTGGCAAACCTTTGTGTGGCATGGATAGCTGTAGAGTCAAAGACCCTAGACATCTTCCCTTTGCCAGCTACACCGCCTTCATAGTAACCTGAGTACAGGTTGCGCTGTGGCAGAGCGAACTCATAGCAATCTTCATAGATCGAGCGCCATTCATCCTTGCGAGCCTGAGCTTTGGCCTCACGTTCAATAATATCTCTTACATTCAGCCGAGCCATTTAATTATCCTTTTTTGTGCCGCTGGGCGAAGTTGCGAGCCGCCTCAACAGATCCAAACCCCCATGCCTTGAGAGCCAGAGCCTTGCGAGTAGGCTGGCCCTTCTCATCTTTCATCGGGCCTTTCATGCCAGCAAAACGCGCAGCAAAGCTAACACGTCGCGGATTTGTGCCTGATGTTAACTTGCGGCCCATTCCAAACTTCTTGCGGCCTTCTTCGTTCAAGCCGCCTTTTGAGCTTTGAAACTTCTTAGCAACCATACTGGCCCCCTATCGGCCAATGCGGATATTTGCTGTGCCACTTGTGTACTCACCCGTCTTGAAGCCGGCGCGATACAAAGCAACGCCAGAAGGCTCAAAGCCATAGGTCTCGATCGGAGCAGTAAACGTATCAACGTCACGCGCATCGGCATCTGGACTAGCTGTATCGAAAGCACGTTGCACTGTGATCGTACCCACAAACGTACCAGAGATTGAGAGATTGAACTCTTTAGTGGAGTAAATCCAATCGGTGAATGTGTTTTGAGCAGTCAGCGCTGCTGTAACGAGACCAGTATCTTTTGATAAAACAGCCATTTACTTTGCCTTCTTCTTTGCCGGTGCTTTCTTAGCTGGCTTTTCAGCCTCAGCTTTTGCCTCAACCTTTACAGGCTTTGGTCTGTTGTGAACGCGGGGATCTGATTTAATCTGTGTCATGCGGTTGCTTCCTTTATGTTCAGCAATAGCTTGCGTCGTTTTGCGGTTTTCTTGCCCTTGGCGATTACAAACTTCTTTCTGCGTTCGCGACCTTCTTTTTTAAGTCTATATGCTGCCATCGCCTTTTCGTCTGGCTGCTTATAACCTGTTATCTCTCCATCTCGCCCATAGATAGGATCACCTTTAGGAGGACCAGTGTTAAGACCGTATGTCTTCTTAGGCTTTCGCTGAGGATCACCTCTTTCTCTCATCGAGGCTGGAGAATAACCTAAAGTTCTTTTTGCCATTAGCTGTTACCACCTAGCTTCGTGGGCTTGGGCAAGTCACCTGGGCCTTCTGTACGCGCTGGGGAGAACAAAAGCTTCATGCCACCGCTTCGCCTTAATCGACGCCTAGCCTGAGCGCCTTGCATCTCTGTACGCTCTTGCGCTTCAGCACGCTGTGCAGATCTTGCCTGTGCAGCTTGAGCATCTTTCTCCGCTTGAGTTGGAGCAGGACGCCCACCAAATATTCCACTCATATTAAAACCTCACCATCATGTAGTAGTCTGACCCTTCCGGACCAAAGCTTTTCATAACACTT